GGTAGTAGTGGTAATAATTGCAACAACATACGCATCGCCAACTGTCAAATTGCCGGATGCATCGCAACCAAACGAAATGCCGCTTTGGAACCCGGTAAAAAAGTTTGCATTAACTAGCGAACCGGTTGGGTAGACCCAGCATTCAATTGTAAAATCGCCTGTGCCTGGATTTAATCCAGCGCTGTTTGTAAGTGATAAATCATCCCCCGTCCCATCAAAATACCCACTGCCCCCATACGTCGCTGCATCCCACGACTGAGGCGGGTTGAACGGCGCTCTCTTGCTGATGCGCGTGTCGCCGTTGCGCGTGATGGTGAAGTTGTTGGTGCTGTTGTCTTTGAATCGGTTGTCCTGCAAGCACAGCAGGCTGGTGTTGGTGATGGCCGTTAGCGGGGTGGTGGGGGGCGTGAAAGCGCTGGTGTAGACGGCGGTGCCTTTAACGATGCGGGCGTTGCTGATGTAGCCAGCAAAGTAACTAGATGTTGGTTGGCCTGCCGAATATCCAACAAGCAATGCTTTCCCACCATCTGTCATGGTCGCGGTCTGTGTAGCAGACGCGACGCTTGTGCCGTTTTGATACAAAGTCAGCGTAGTGCCATTTTTGACAAACGCCAAATGCACCCAAGTATTTACAGGGCAAAGTGTATTAGATGTTATTGTTTGAAAACTTGCAGTGCTATTACCAGTGCCAACAACCCCACGAATAAATCCACTACCATTTACCGCAATTTGATAGGACGGATAAGACGACCCAAATGTTCCGTCTTTGTCAAAAATAGTCGAGTTAACATTTGAACCTGACCAATAAACCCATGCCTCGACCGTAAAGTCGCCGCTGGACAAATTCAGCGCAACATTGTGCGCAACGCTCAAATTGTCACCATTTCCATCAAAATACCCGCTCCAATACCCGCTCGGCATGTACGGGTTGAACGACCCCTGCGTGGTGTCGCCGTTGCGGGTAATGGTGAAGTTGTTGGTTGATGCGTCGAGGAACGTGTTGTTTTGAGCGCCGTTGGTGCTGGTGGTGTTCAGCAGCAGCGTGACATACTCAAAAAAAGAATCCACAGCCGCTGCTGCGGCCTTCAGCGAGGCAATAACGCCGTGCAGTACGCCGCTCATGTCAGGCCGTTCCCGCTGATGATCCAGCTTGTGCTGGTGACCTTGATGGCCGTAGCCACCCCATAAGCCGCCAGCGTTCTGCTGCCTGTCGTTCCAGCGCCAGCCAGATACATCGTGTCCGTGGTGATTGCAATCGTCACGGTGTTGATCATGTTGATGAACGTGATCGTGGTGCCCACCGGGTACGCCACCGAGCCGTTAGCCGGAATCGTGAACGTGCGGGCGTTGTTGTCCGTGATCGGGTGGACAATGCTCTTGCCGGCATCCGCTGCCACCAATGTGTAAGCCGCAGATTGTTCATTCTGCGGCATGCCGGTGTAGCCCACCGAGCTTGCGTTTAGCGTCTCGGGCGACACCGTAGCCAGCGTCGTGGTGCCGGTAAACGTCGGTCCTGCTGACAGCACCATGTTGCCGGTGCCGGTCACCGCATTACTGAGCGTCACGCCACCATAAGTAATGGCTGCGCTGAACGCCGCCGCTCGCGGGAAGGTGTAAGTGTCAGACGCTCCAGGCGCTCGCAATTGCGGTGTAGCTGTATCTAACGCTATGACTTCAAAAGCGGCCATGATTTATCCTCAGACGACGTATGCCGTGCCGTTGCTGGACAACACGGTGCTTGAGATGGTGTAGCTGACGCCGGCGCTGCTTAACACATCCAACGGCACTGAATAAGACGCGCCTGCGCTGTTTAGCACCGTGATGGTGCTGGGCGGCGGGGGCGGCGCGGCGCCGGTGTCAACACCCAGCGCAGCCACTGACCCAAGGCCAATGGCTAGGCCGTTGCGCAGTGGAACGCCGAAGTAGCTCATTGGATGTTGATTGGCTTAGCGTAAACCGAACCGCCGCTAGACACTTGGATGGCGCTTACGCGCCAAGGCGCCCCGGTGCCCGCCGGCACGACAAACGGAATCGGCGTGTTGGCCGGGATTGGAGTGTCTGACGTCGTAGCCGTCACGCCCTCGCCCACGCGCACATACGCTGCTGTGCTGCACCACACCACCACACCTTGAGGGCCAGCAGGCCACGTTGAGGTACTACCGGCTGTGCCCGTGTACGTCGTTGCGCGGCCCGGAAAACTGGAGTCCGACAAAGGATTAAGCAATTCCATGATGTGTCCTTACGCGAGGAATTTTAGCTTGTAGAGCGTAGACAAATACTGCCCAACGATCTCGTCGATGATGTTTTGCAACGGGGTGTCTTCCTTTTTGCAGACCTCGTAACGCATCTTCTCGATTTCCGCCAGCGAGTCCTCAAGGAACTCCACAATGTTGCCAGTTTTCTTGGCCGACATCAACGTGATCGGGCCGATCAGTCCGTGCCGGCCTTGGTAGGCTTCAGCGTACTTGTCAGCCAAGTCCACGATGCTGTCGTAGAACTCGTTGAGCGCCGAATGTTTGGAAAACGAGCGGGTGTTCAGATGGACGCTGTGGGCCACATCGCGGGCCAAAAACAGCGTGCCGATAAAGTCAGCGCAACTCATTGCATCTCTCCCATCATCTCAAGCGGTCGGGATTGAGCGATAGCCATGTCGCCGGTGGTCATTACGTCACGCAACGTTTGCAAGACCACTTCCTGCACCTGCTCAGGCTGCATCCCCGCCGCCACGGCCTGTAGCCGCCGCGTCTCGGCCTCGTAAGCCTTGACCTCGGCGTCCGTCTCAGCCTTGAACTTGTCGATGTCCAGCTTCTGCGCTTCCATCGACTGGTTGACGTTCTGGAGCATCGTGGCCATCTGCTGCATCTCTTGACCCATCGCCTGAATTTGCATGTTGGCCGCTTGCAGTGCCGGGTCTTCGTCAGAGTCGCTGATGATCTTCGGGTCGATGGTGCGGGCGAACCGCTTGGCCATCTCCTGCGCCCCCGGCCAGTCCATGTTCTTGACGAACAAGTCGCCAGCCACAGCCCACAGTTGCGGGTTGGTTTGCAACAGTTGAGCCATCGCTTCTAGCGCCTCTTGGCGCTTGGTCGCGTAGCCTGGGCCAGTCACCACTACGACGTCGTACTTGCCGACGCTCGGGTTGTAAATCTTGTCGATCACCACGCCGTTTTGGTCGATGATCTTCTTGACCGGCTCGGGCTGCATGGGGTTCATCTTCACCATGCTCGACTCGCCGTCCTCGCCAATGATGCGAGCGATGCGCTGCGTGTCGTAAATCTTGGGGATCAAATCCACCAACTGCCGAGTAACATGACGAACAGCGCGGGCCAAATTATCCACATAGTGATAGGTTCCCGTGTCGCCCTCGCGCTGGCGCGCAAGGATGGCCTTACCAGACCGTTCGTTGCCGCCGATGCCCAGCGAGGCGTCGTACTGCCCCGTGGTCGCCTTGACGTCCTCAGACGCCCCCATCTTGGCCTGTAGAAGCCCGCTGGAGGCCATCGGAGGCTGCGCCCGCTGGGGGAGTGGCAGCATGTTGCCCTGACCGTCTGTGACGTCAGGATTGACCTCCAAATACGGCCAGTTCTGCGTGTTGGCGGTCTTCCACTGGGTTTCGTAGCCCTCGAACTGGCCACCGTAGCCGATAAACGGCGCTTTCGGTGCCAGAGCCAGCATTTCTGCCTCTTGGCTCACCCAGTAGTTGTACATGCGCTGCGCGTCCTTGGCGTTGCGCACGATGCCGCTGATATACAGCCGTCCCTCGATCTCAAACTCGTTTCCAACGACCCGGACGACGGGAATGTACTTACCCGCCCATTCCTGCTCTTCCAGAATCTCGTAGCCGTTGATCTTGCACCACTTGATCTTCTTGCGGTCGGCACGGCGGCTGCGCAACGGCTTGCCAAACATTGCCTTCAACTGCTTGTCTTCAGGCGTGCCGGCAAACGCCGTCTGGTTGCCGGGGTACAGGTGCAGGTCAGTCGTGTCGTACTCGACGTAGAAATACTCAGCGATGCGAACGGTGTTCTCGTTCATCCACTGGCTGAGCGACTGGTCGCCGACGCCCAGGCTCATCAGCGTGGACAGCGGCGCTGCGTTGGGGTACAGCCGCTCGTACTCGTCGCGCGTCAGGTCTTCAGTGATGAAGCACCACTTGGCGTCCGCGCCGCACGGGTCTTGGATTGTCGGGTCCATGTAGACCGAAAACGAGTTGCGCACCCGTGCGATCTTGATGTCCTGATCGAACGTGTTGTCGTCGCAATACTCCGTCAGGATGCGGATGTAGCCCTCGCCGAACGACACTTGGTTCTCGCACGCGGTGTCGTAGGCCACGTCCGCATCGCTGATGTACTCGATGTGCCGCACGACGCCGTTGAAGACCTCTGCGACCTCCACGTCGGCGCGATCGTCAGCCGGGATCACCTTGCCGCTGGGCCGGTTCTGGCGCTGGTCGTTGGTGACTTGACGGACGTGCTGCGGCAGCTTGTTGATCGTCAGGCAGGGCCGTGCGTTGATCGTTTGCCCCTGCACCGCGCCGCGAGTGGCCAGCACGTCGGCAGGCCACTGGAAGTGGTTGTCCGGACTGCCGGAATAGAACCGCAGGTCGTCTAGCTCGTCCTCGCGGCTCTCGCTGTACGCCGAGATGGCCATCGACAGCCTTGCGCGGGCTGTGGACAGCACGTCGGCGTTGGATTTGTCCTTCGCCGAGCCGCCTACAGCGACCGCGCCGACTGCGTTGATGCCGGTGTAGTCAGCCATGTTACTTCTTGCCCTTGGCGTTGCAGTTGGTGTACACTAAGCGATAGCTACACAAGGAGCCATCGCATGAAAAAACGTGACCGCACGGGGGCTGTCCTCACCTGCGTTTTGTGCAACCAACCGTTTCGGGTACCTACGTACAGAAAGGACACCGCCAAGTATTGCTCCCGTTCGTGCTTGGCTAAAGTTCATCTTCAATCTTTTGCACACTTGCGTTTTCAGCCGACAAACAAACCCAACCACACGTACAAGACCATGATGGTAAATGGAAAACAAGTGCGTGTCCACCGGCACTTGATGGAGCAACACTTGGGTCGAAAGCTGGAGTCTTGGGAGCATGTGCATCATGTCAACGGCAATTCGCACGACAACCGCATAGAAAATCTAGTCGTATTGTCAAACGCAGCACATCAAAAAGTAGAGATTGAGGAAAGAATGCGCACTATTTGGAGCGAGGCGGCGGGGGCTTCTTAGCCGCCTCGCGTTTAATTGCATAACTTACGGCAAGCGCTTGTTTTTGAGGCTTGCCGTGCGCCATTTCGGCCTTTACGTTCTTGCGAAACGCTTCTTTCGAGGCTGATTTGACGAGCGGCATGGTTACTTGCCCTTTTTAGCCGTCTTGGCCGACTCTTTGAACGCCTTGGCGGTCGGTGCGCCGGGAGCGCCCGGTTTGCGCATTTTTTCACCAGAACCGGCCTTAATGCGCTCGCGTTTGGCGTGAATGTTGGCGTAGAGCCCAGGTTTTGTGGCCATTTTCAGCACTTCCACCGTTTGAGCGCCGCTTTGGCGCGTTCGCCGTCCTTGGCCTTGGCCGCTACGCCGCCCATGCGGGCGCAAAAGCTGGCTTTGCGGCCTTTGTCGGCCTCGGTCTTGGGGTTTGGGGCAGGAGCCTTGAGGTTGCTGCCCGTTGCGCGGTTGTACTTCTCGCGCCCCTTGGCCGTCAGCCCCGCGCCCTTGCTCACCGGCAGCTTCTCGCCCCGGCCAACGCTCAAAGACACGGACTTCTTTGCCATCACGCCCCCAACCATGAAGACGCCGCGCCTGCGCGGTCGTACATGCGCAGTGTACGGGGCTTTTCAGGCCGCTCGCGGCTGGCCACCGGGAACGCAAACGTCACCGCGATGGCGTCAGCCGCATCTGGCGAGGCGAGTCCGCGTGCTTTCATGTCCTTTTTCGACTCCAAGAAGATCGTCCCACTTGAGTCCGGTTTGACCTTCGGCCCCGTCAGGTCCGCCCTTAGCTGGCGGTCGTCCTTGATCGATGCCGATTTGAGCCAGTCACGCATCGCGCCCCACAACTCGGCGCGTTTGTTACCCCACATGATGGGGTTCTTGGCCTTCCAGCCAAAGTTCACACCGCGCACCTTATACCGCTGTTCCGTCAGCCGGTCAAGTATTCCGTACCCCAGCCCGCCCTCGTCGATGACCGTCAACGCCGGCTTGAAATCCTCAATTGCGTCGATGACGTGCCCGACCACCGTCATCGTGTCCTCGCCCCGGAACCGGCGTATTTCCACCAGATCGCGCCCTTGGCGCACCGCGATGACGGTGGAGTCCGCCCCGCCGCGCGCCGGGTCGACGCCAATGATGACCGGGGCCTCGGGGTCTTTGTAGCGCGGCCTGCGAAACGCCTCGTTGACCAGATGCGGCCCGATGAACTGGTCGTCGCCTTGGCTCGGGAACTCGCCGTAGACCTCGATCTTGGCCTGGGGGCTGTCCTCGCCGTACTCCGCAATGATTTGGTCGTAGACCTGCTTGTCGGTGTCTTCGACCGTGCGGGCGTCGATGTTGGACGTGCGCCAGAAATCCCGTTTGGCGTTGAAGCACTCGTAGAAGTACCCCTGCGCCCGCCGGGGGTTGCTGAACGCGCACCAGAACCTGTGCGGCGTGTTTTCCGTAAAGAAGCCCTGCGCCACGTCCCAGATCGCGTCGGGGATACCGGACGCCTCGTCGAAGATCAGCAGCACGCCGTCGCTGTTGTGCAGACCGGCGTAGGCGTCAGGGTTCTCTTCCGACCACAGCCGCCCCTCCGCGCCCCAGTACCGCGTGCCTTTGCGCAGGTCGCGCTCGACCAGCTCGGTCAGCCACTTGGCCGGCGTGATCCGCGTCGCGCTGATCTCCCACCAGTGGTTGTTAATCATCATCGCCAGCCACTTGGTGATCTCCGACCAAGTGATCGAGCGTAGCTGCGCCTCGCTGTTGGCCGACACGATGACGCTGGCGCCAATGCGCGTCGTCAGCATCCACAGCACCAGCCAGGACACGAGCGCCGATTTGCCGATACCGCGCCCGGACGCCACGGCCAGCCGGAACACCTCAAACGCTTCCTTGGGCTTGTTGGCCTTGATGTGGTTGGCCATCAGCCGCAGGATGTCGCGCTGCCACTTGCGCGGCCCTTTGTGCCGCTCCAGCGGCGTGCCGCGCTCGCCCCACGGGAAGACGAACATCACGAACGCTTCGGGGTCGTCTGCGATCGCTGGCGACCACAGACGGACCATCAAGCCTTGTTCATCTTGCGGTCCGTACTTCGGCTGCTGCATGCGGTATGGTCACTGGTTGCTTGTGATCGATGACGTCGATGACGTCTGCGTGAAGCGCCTGCACACGCGCCTGCGCCTGCTCAAGCGCCAGCGTGATGCTGATCGACTGCGTGGTGTCCACCTGCACCTGCTGCTTGGCCACCCAGTCGGCGCGGTGCTTGAGGTAGTCCAACGCGACCTTGGCGTCGCCCGACTCGGCGGCGTCTTGGATGACCTTGGCCATCTTGGCCTCGGTGTCGGCGTGCCCCTTGGCGACGGCGTACTCCGCAACCGGGTCCATCTGGCACAGACGCCGAAACTCCGTCGGCAACAGACCAGCGTTGTAGGCGAGGGCGTCGCCCTTCAGCCCTAGACGCGCGGAGTTGTACAGGCGCTCCAAGACGGCCTCGGTCGCCTTGACCTCGCGGATCGACAACGGCAGCGATTTGAACGTCATGCCGGGATGGTAGCAAACCGTGGGGCGGTTAGCAATTGCATGGTTTTTTGGGGCGGTGTGCTGTGTGTTTTTGCAAAAGAAAAAATTGCTGCGACCCC